CGGGTACAGGAGGAAATGGGACGGAATTCGGAGATGGGGCTACGGGATCGGGTGGTGGGGGCGGTGGTGGCCAGCTATTCGTCTCAGGAACTAACAGCGGTCCTGCGGGCGGATTGTATGGAGGTGGAGGCGGCAGCACCGCAGACGGCTCCTCTGGACCGTTAAATCTAACGGGTGGTCTCGGAGGGCAGGGCGTCGTGTTCGGGCAATATCGACCCCTCGGGGGTGCGTTCCCGAATATGCCGATGTTAGGAATGTGATATGCCGATCGACAAGCAAGATAGAATCGATTTGAAAGTGGGCGCCCTCGTGCGCTACACGCTGTCAACCGAAGGTTGGATTGAGTTGGAGAAAATCTTTAAGCAGCGTCTGAAGGAATTGGAGGCTGAGGTTATCCGCACCTATACCGTGGCCCGTCGCTTGGAAGAGAAGCCACTTGCGGTGGAGGATTATAAGGAAATGGTTAGCGAAGAAAAGGGCGCCTTAATGGGCTTACGGTTAGCACTCGATATACCCCGAGCTATCGTAGCGAACGCCGACGACATTCTCGCGAAGATACCGGCGGCAGAACAAGATGAAGCGATGAAGGATCAGCGATGAATCTTTTCAAAATCATTCCAGATCGGCTCGCCGCTCTCCTGGTGGATGGAGAGGGCGAAGCCGTAGGCGGTGGAGGCGGCATATCCAGCCCCGCAACGCCGTCGGAGGGCGGAGACCTGTCCACTGGGGCCTCGCCCTCTCCTTCAGGTGGCGGAGATATCGGTGCGCAGCCTGATGCGGCACCTCCGACGCCCGGCTCCGAGTTTACTCTTACCGACGATGTGATGTTCGCGGGAGATCTTGATAGTATTGAGATTCCCGCTGAGCCAACAGTTCCGACGGCACCAGCCGTGCCGGCGGCTCCTACGGCCGCGCCACAACCTGCTCCGCAACCGCAAGCTCAGCCTCAGCCGGTAAAGCCGGCTGTCGCTCAGCAACCTGCGCAGCAGCAACCGACGCAGCCTCAAGGTGTGGGAGGCGCTCCGTCTCGACCGCCTACATCTCCAGAACTACTGCAAATGGTTTTGCAGAATCGGGCGACGATCCTCAACGAGCTTGCCTCGAAGAGGTTCACGCTCTCTCAGGCGGAGCAGGATGAACTGGAAACCAACGCGGTCGGAGCTATTCCGAAGCTGCTGTCGAGGGTGTATTTCGACGCTTATACGTCGGCAATGCACTATATCAATCAGCAGGTTCCGACGATGATCGCGAGCCATATTACTGAGTCGAAGAGGGATACCGACGCGGAGAATGACTTTTACTCGGCATGGCCCGGAATCGACAAGGCAAAGTATGGTCAGGACGTGTACAATTTCGCGGATGCCTTCCGAAAGTTGAACCCGAGCGCCTCCTTAAAAGATGCGATTCAGTTCACAGGTTCGGCGGTTGTTGCGAAGCACGGGCTCCAGAATGCCGGTAAACCTGCGGCTCCGGCGCGCCCCGGCGCGCCCTCACGGCGCTCCGCGCCATTCGCTCCTGCGGCTGGTGGACGAACCGTTTCAACCGCCCCCGTCGAAGAGTCTCCCTTTGCAGGAATGGGGATGAACTTCGACGAATAGGAGACTGAATAATGAGCGGGGTCGCAGGACTCCGCGGAACCGGCGATTGGGGAACTGATGAGCGACCGAAAGACTTTCGGGAAAGCATACTGTTCTACAATCCGAACGGAACCGCGCCCATCTTTGCCCTCACGGGCAAGGCTGGAAAGAAAACCGTAACTGATCCTCAGTTCTTCTGGTGGTCAGAACCTAACACACTCTGGCGTGGTGTGACATCGTTGGGAGGCGGAAGCCTCACGGCGACTGACACCACCTTCACAATTGCCTCGGCTGATCCTACCACGGCCACGCCGGGGGCCTTGTGGAGCACCGCCACACATCTGAAGAACGGAGATGTGCTCCTTGTGGAGGCGGCTGCGGACGCCGCGACGTTCACGAACGAGGCGGTCCAGGTGCAAACGGTGCTGAGTGACACGCAGTTCACTGTCACGAGAGGTGTCGGCGGCACCACGGCGGCGACCATCGCTGATGCGACCGGCCTGTTGCTGATCGGATCGGCATTTGCGGAAGGGACGAGTGCCCCTCCGGCGGTTGCACGTAATCCGATCAAATACACCAACTACACGCAGATCTTTAAAGATACCTACGAACTGACCGGTACGGTCACTGAGACCTTCGCTCGTACGGGCAATGCGTGGTCGAATGACAAAAAGCGCAAAATGTACGATCATGCGCGCGCCATTGAGATGTCGATCCTCTTCGGGAGGCCCTCCGAGACGATCGGCACGAATGGCAAGCCCATGCGTACGATGGGAGGGATACGCAATTTCCTTCCTGCAACCAACATCAGCGTCCCGGCTCCAGGTCCGTGGACGGTCGAACAGTTCCTCGATGCAATCGAGCCTGTCTTCAATTTCGATACTGAGGGCGGGGACACTCGGCTTGGTTTCTTTGGAAACAAAGCCATCGTCGAACTGAACAAGATCTTGAAGAATTCCACGAACGTGCGCGTGATGTGGGACCAGCAAATCAAGATCTTTGGCATGGATTTTGTTGAGATGATCATGCCTCGTGGGCGGCTCCTGCTTCGAAGCCACCCGCTACTTTCTCTCGAGCCAGTGTATTTGAAGAGCGGGATCGTGATAGACTTTGCATCCTTCAAGTACGTCGCGATGAAAGGTCGCGATACGCTGGTTAAGGATGATGTGCAACTGAAGGATGAGGACGTTCGTCGTGGATTCATCCAGACCGAAGCTTCGCTCATGGTCGACCGTGGAGGTCTCACATGTGCATGGCTCGGTAATATATCTGCGACGTAAGGAGGATACGATGCGTTCGAGAGTTGACAATGCCGTCATCGCCGATCCTCTGATTATCGCCTCGTTGCGAAATCAACCGGCGCAAATCACGTTCGGTGCGACGGGATATGCTATGCAGGGAACTCAACCGGCGCCGCCGGTTATTTACCTGAATCCGACGGCGGCGGGTAACTTCGCGCTGCCGCCGATCACACAGGCTGCCGGTAATGTGAATGCTGCCGGAACTGGAGTGGCCATCCCGATGGAGGGCCGAACCATCAAGTTCTTCAACGTGGCTGCTGGTGCTTTTACGGCGACGCTCACTCCCGCCGCTGGCGAGACGGCACCGGCGAACGCCATCATTGGGACTGCGACTGTTGCCCAGAATGCGACGGCGACAGCTACCGTTGTCAATGGGCAGTGGAGAATGGGGTAGTTTACTGCGTGCTGTACTCACAGTACAGCACACCCTTTACCTCCGAAGTGGAGTCATCGAATGGAAACTGAGGACCAGCTCATCGCAAGAGCTGAAAAGTGGGCTGCTGCAAAGAAAGAACATCCCGAGCAGCGGCATTCGCCCGCCGATTATGTTGCGGAGTTCGCGGCGCTTGGCGAATATATCGATCGCTCGAGGGAGATGCATCCCTACGTGCAGGCGTACTTCTTCGAACTTATCATCGACGCGATGACGACGGTAATTCAGGTGATGACGCCGCCACCTGAACGCGAGGGGCATAAGACCGAAGGGCATCATCGCGGAAAGAAGTAAGATGGATCGTGATGGGGCGGTGCAGAGGATCGCGGATAAGGTCGGATTTCGATCCGACCTTACCGTGAAAATTCAGACTGCACTGCAAGATGTGCAGGACGAGCTTGAGAGGGCGACGGCGTTACCTTGGTTTTTGATTCAAGAAAATACGCCCTTCTCGATCGTTGCACCAACACCGCCCACCGCAGCGCCGCAAGAGTATCCGTTACCGACCGGCTTCATTCGGGAAACGGACTATCATGATGGAAATCTTCGATACCAACAAAATGTTCCCGGCCCAACCTTCTTCCTTGAGAAGATGGACTTGATGCCTGCCGAAAATTACTTCTTCGGCAGGCGTATTTCCCGATGGAACGAGAATATTCAGATCATCGTCACGGAGGACACACAATTCACTCCAGGCATCCCTATGGTGTATGTTTTGAGGGAAAGGACCGTCCGCGTGTATCCTGGCCCGGACAAGAATTATACCTATTTGTGGGATTTCTACGCCCACGACGCCGTCTTGGTTGGAGGCAATTTAACCAACCAATGGCTTACGTATGCGCCGTGGCTTCTTATATCGAAGGCGGGGTTGCTGGTCGCAACCGATCTTCGTGACAACGAGGCCCTCCAGTATTTCGCGGGAATTGAGCAGAACGCAATGCGAAGTTTCGCCGCCCTCGAGTACGAAAGACTCCGAGCGGGGCGCGCCTTCGCGATGGGGCGGAGGCTGTAATGCCTCTTGAAAGTGTCAATTTTATATCCGATTTGAATTCGAGCAATCCTGCGGATGCGGATCTCGAGGCGCAAGGTGCTGCGCATCTGCGGAACATAAAAAAGGCCCTTTTGAATACGTTTCCGGGGGCGAGCCGCACGGTCGGGATACAACGAATTGCGACGAAAACCACGAGTTATGCAATTCTCCAGACGGATAGTTTGACAACTTTCCTTGTTGATACAACTTCGGGTCTCGTCACACTTACGCTACCGAATTTGGGACAATCGGACAGTGGGTGGGAAGTCCAGATTATCAAGCTCAATGCGGGGGCAAACCCGATTATTATTACACCGACGAGCGGAGTGTTAACTTCGGGAGGCATTTCGAGCCTTTCGGCGACCCGCAGATGTATTCCTGGAGTTCCGACACGCGTGATATGGACTGGCTCGGGATTCTTTTGCACGAGGGCGGGGGCTGCTCCTGTAGCCTCGGTGATCGAGTATGATGGCGCCGT